TTTTTCTAAAATACTTCTCAGATATAAACAATGCAAAGTCAGACAGAGTCTGGCTTTTTGAGGTGTTGATAAAAATTTATAGTCTAGGATGTCTTAATTCTAGATTAACAGGTTATTTTGTGATAGAATAAAGATGTGCATGATTAGATTTTTGACTTGTGTGTTCGCAAGTATTAACAAAAATGTTACCAGGGTGTTCAGCTCACTCCAGTAATCCCAAAACTAAGGCAAATAGATTTCTTCTGGAAAAAGTTGCAGTATGTCTTATCTCTGCTGAAGGAAGATTTCTATACTGTCGTTCGCATAAGAGTTTTCATGCGCTTTTTTATTAAGGATAAGATAATGACTAAATTAAATCAGTTAGAAACCAAAACCAAGGATGACTTTGCAAGGCTTCTTGGTTTTAAAAACGCCAGATACATTAACTATTTATTATACATTATAAAAACAGATAATTTATACAACTCTTTCACAATACCTAAAAAAAATGGTGGAGAGAGAGTTATACATGTACCTAAAAAGGAGCTAAAATTTCTTCAGAAAAAATTAGCTGATGTTTTATGGGAATGTCACCTTGAAAGCATAGAATCTAAAAAAACTCTTCAGAAAAGATTGGCTGCTATCTTATGGGAATGCTATCTTAAATGTTTAAATTTTAATTATATAGAAAATAATTTAGCCAATGTTTTATGGAAGTGTTTTCTGGAAGTTTTGGAATTCAAACCTAAAGAAAAAAATCCTGTTCTCTCTCATGCATTTGAAAAGGGGAAAAGCATTATTACCAACTCTCAGATGCATCGAAACAAGAAATACATTCTGAACATTGACTTGAAAAACTTTTTTGATTCTTTTAATTTTAGAAGAGTAAGAGGCTTCTTTATAAAAGATAGAGATTTTGCTGTTTCACCAAAAATTGCTACAGTAATTGCACAGATTGCATGTTATCAAGATAAATTACCACAAGGAGCCCCTTCTTCTCCCATCATCACAAATTTAATTACTAGAATTCTAGATTATCGGATTGTCAAAATTGCTAAAAAATATCGTTTTACTTATTCTAGATATGCCGATGATATGACTTTTTCTACAAATCGTGAATTAAACTCTAGTAAATTGAGAGCAAGCCAAGAGTTAGAAAACTTTTTAGCTGAATTAGAGGAGGTAATCATCTCATCTGGTTTTGAAATCAATCCTAAAAAAACACGGTTGAGTAATAACATGCAACGCCAAGAAGTTACTGGACTAGTTGTCAACAAGAAGATAAATGTAAAAAGAGAGTACGTAAAAAATACTCGTGCAATGGCCTTTCAATTATACAAAGATGGAGCTTTTGAAAAAGGTAAAATAAAATCTTATTAAATCAATGCTTTTGGAGGGTGTCCCCTCCAACTCCCCGACCTCTGGACAAGGTCTATTTTTTTTTGAAAAAATTTAAAAAACTTTATCAAAACACTTGACTCTCTCGGTTTACCGTGATATAATATAATCAAGATAAGGAAAGGAGGTGAGGAAGTTGAACAAAGAAGATTGGCTTAGGTTACTTGAAAAGGCGATAGATAATATCCCTGAAACAGTAACTGCTATCGCAAGTCTAGTGACCGCAATAACGGTCGCAAGGCAAAACAAAAAGCGTAAACCCAACTCCCGCAAAAGAAAAAGGTAAACGCTAAGAGGTGGGGGCGAAAGCCCCTCACACCTCTATTTTATCAAATGAAAAGAGGAAAAGCAATGGTTAGTGCAATAGCTATTTTTATAATTGTGATCAATGTATATATCTATCTAAAAAATAAAAAGGACAAATAATATGAGAAAAGTTATTCAAGAATTACTTAACAGTTCTATTTCTACATCTGCTATTTCACAAGGTGCTGGTGTGCCATGGACTACCGTTTCTGACCTCAGAAAAGGAAAAACGAACATGGACAAAATGGCACTTCTCACAGCAGAAAAACTTTATAAATTTGCTACAGCTGATAAGCAGTGATTTCGGTCACTGCTTTTATTTTTGCAAACAAAAAAACCGCAAGCTTGAGCCTGCGGTTGGTGTAATCTAATTTGAAAGTCCTTTCTGTTTTTATTTTTCTTCTTTTGGTTTATCAACTACTGTGATAAGACCATCTGGTTCGGTTTTGAATTCAGGATCCGTGTGTAGTTCACCGTTCGCCTTCAAATAGTACCAGCCATCGCCCGATTTGATGAATTGTTTAGATAGCATATAACCATCTTTCTCTTCCATAAAATACCAGGTTTCACGATATTTCACCCATCCAGTGGCCATACGCCCGTCTGATTTGAAGAAATACCATCGATGGTTAAGGAACATCCATCCTGTGACCATTGCCCCACGTTTGTCAAGATAGAACCAATCCTTCCCATCGTTGAACCAACGATTGATTAAGCAATAACCACGATCATCAAAGTAGAACCATTCGTTGTTGATTTGCTTCCATGAGCTCGTAGGATAAGAACCATCTGACTCTTCCCACCACCATCCTGTGCCGTTGCGTTTCCAGCCAGCTTCAGATAGGCCACCTTCGATATCCTTTTTAAACTGCTCATGGCTGATGCCCCACTTGGCCAAATAAGGATAAGGGTCAACGTGGTCGCTCATATTTCGTGGCTGGTTGTATGTGCAATACTGATGTGTCTTAATTCCAGCCAAGCTATCAGAATCCAGCGTTTTCGGAATTCCTGCTTCATCAGCAAGGTTGCGCAAAAGCTCAACATAGAGCTTGTAATCGCGCATGAATTCTTCTTTGGTTGCATGGCTCTCAATCAATTCTACTTGTCCGTAGCCTTCAACGTTCCAGCCACCACCAACATCCCATGCTCCACGATCAGTGTACCAGGTTTGCATCACACGGCCGTTACCAACGACGTGTGAGAAGAAACCAGAATCAGCTGGTCTACGCATGTGATAATCTGCTTCATTTTGAGCAGTGGATCGTGAATTTCCAGTCGAGTGAGCATGAATTTGACGGTAAGGTTGCTCTCCGACCTGCGGTAAGTCAGTTCTTAATCTACTTGTATCAATATCCATTATTGTTCTCCTTCGTTCTTGTCGTTTTTGTCACCAGATAACCGCTCAAATGCCTTAATGATAGGTTGGAAGATGGTCACGTTACCTTTTAACTTACGGTAATTTTCGATTAGCGATTGGAAAGTAAAGAGCAAATATCCGAGATAGATTGAGTACAAGAATGCGAATCCTGTCTTCTCAGGTAACAAGACAGACATCGGAATCAATACCATCAACAAGAGGACCCCAAGAATCTTTCGAATCAGGCCGTTAATACCAATCTTACTCTTATATTCAATTTCTGGATTTGCAATTGCTGCAAACGTCCCCGATGCAAAATCTACAATCTCTAGGATCACGATTAAGCCTAGCGCATACAATACCAAACCATCTTCTGTTTGGATCAAACTTCTAAAAAAGTTAAACAATTCAAATTTCATTTATTTCTCCTACTCTTTCCCTTCAAATTTCCAAGCGACACCCGTTCCGTTTTGCTCGAGAGAGCCATTGGTAGCAAATGCGCTGACAGGCTCGCCGTTGTATGTAAATTCCTTGTTAAGCTGCACAAGGATGCGCTTGCCTTCACCGTTGACCTCTACGTATTCAGGATCTTCGATGGTAATCAGGTCATGTGGTAAGTAGGTCTTACCGACCTCAGCCAGAGGAATCAACTCAACCAGCTCTTTGTAGGTCGTTCCATAGCCAATATTCTTGCTCATGACAGAATCCAAGACAAGAACATGGATGATCTTCTGATTCACCTTCGAATTCTCTTCGGTCTGCTTAATGAGAGCTGCAAGCTTGTTCTGTTCACTCTCGTTTTGCGCAATCTTCTGATTGGCCTGTTCAAGCTGCGCCTGTGTTTTGACAATGGCACTGCCTGGATCTAGCTCGGCTTTTAGGATATCCAGAACATCTTGAATCAAAACATCTTCTGGTTCGTTTGTACGGTCTCCAGGGAACGATCGTGAGTTAGTGCTGTAGCGATTTCCTTCTGATAATTGAATTTCTACCACCGTCTCAATTTTCGAGCCAGAAATTCTTAAGTACGGTTTTGTTGATAAGTTATAGCCATTGATTGCCATGTCTACTCTCCTTCTGCTGGTTTAGTTTGTTCATCAAGCAGAGCTTCCAGCTCATCCACTCGTGCTTGAAGTCTTTGATTTTCAGCCAATTGTTCTTCCAGCTGAATGCTCAAGAGATTATTTGCAATCATTGTACCGTTTGATGTATCGGATAAGTCATTGATTGTCATCCGAAGTGCGCGGTTAAGCTGTTCTGTATTCATTTTCTAAGTTCTCCAATCTGTGTGTAAGTTTTTGATTTTCAAGAGCAAGCTCCTGAATAGCTTTAAGGGCGATATTGGTCAATCTGAGATTATCCAGGTTCAACGTGTCTCCGTTTTTGTAAACAAGCGTAGGATCTACTGCTTGAACCTCTTGGGCAATCAAACCAATCTTCGTGTGTGCTTGTTGTGGTCTATCCTCTTGCTTCTTCCAGTCATATTCCTTAAATTGAAATTGATGGATATAATCAAGAGCCTTGTGCTTGCAGTCAACGATATTTTCTTTCAAACGTCTGTCTGAGAAGTGCTGATTGACAACTGACCATAGGCTATATGCTGTACTATTGTAACTATAGTAGATGTCATTCCCTGAACCACCGAAGCTCAAAGATACATTGTCAGAGTTCCAGAATCCAATAGTCCCTGTTGTTTTACCATTGACACTGCCTTTCCCCGTCTTGAGCCAACCAATGCCCTTTGCATTGATGTAACCTTGTACAGTCATAAGGAACTCATCTGTATCTGTTGCAGTATTTCCAATTGTAAAATCTGAATCCCTGTAGAGAAAAAGCCCATAAGGAACATTTTCCCCACGGCCATAGGAGCCGATAAATTGAACCCCTAATCCATCTTTGGAATTAATTGTTCGTGGTACATTAATCTGTAAACCACCGTCAAGAGCATCAAAAGAACCATAAGAGCCTAGTTGGATTTTAGTGTGACCTGTCAATGTTCCACCAAAGATATTCGCACCTCTAATGGTTCCACCATAAATCCTATCACCGCTCAAAATACCTGACCGAACCTGACTTGCATCAATCGCAACACTCTGAACGCGGTTGATAAAGGCTTGCTTGGCAAATAGCTGACTCAAGTAGGCTTCATTTGCGACCAGTTTATTAAAGAAAGCCTGGTCAACCTTCAATTTTTCAGCCGTGACTGCTTCAGCGTCCAAAACAACAGTAGTCACCGAACCAGCTTCAAAATTGGCCGTTTTCAGCTTATCAACCATAGCCGACTTGATGACAGCATCATCAATCAAGGTTTCTCCAGTGATATGAAACGATTTTCCTATTACTCGATTTCGACCATCAGCACCCAGATTGATTCCAGAAATCAAATCACCTGCGCTGTTGATATTCTGGACGGACCATGAACCAGCCAGTTGACTTTGAACCGTGCGAATCGCTTCGTCTGTGTCTTCAGGAGCTTCTTTGTAGTCCGTCGCGACAGAACCTCTTTCGAGTTGAACATCTGTCACATAGAGATTGATGGTCTTCCCTTTTTCTCCGTAAAGCATCAAGTTCAGATTCTCGACATCGTCCGATAAAGTAAACGTAAATGTGAAACGCTTGTACTTCGATGTTATTTGTGGACTTGGGATACTTTGCCACTCTTGTCCAATAATGTTTTTATTTTTGATGTAGTGCAAAGCGACTTTCAAGCCACTGTTACTATCACCACCATCTTTTGAAACAAGAAGAGACACACTCACTTTCTCACCTCGAACACCATCAAATGCAAAAGATTGCTGAATTCCAAAAAAATTAGCAACATCTTGAGATTCGTGATAGAAGTGTAGTCCTGGACGATTTCGATTATTGGGATTCTTTGAATGCTGGTAGTTGAAATTCAAACCAAAATCAACAGATTGATGTTCAAGCCAGTTTTTCGAACCATTCTTAAATTGACCATTTCTGATATAATTTCGGCCACCTTTCGCAGCCTTCGAAACCTCAACCTGGAATAGCTGACTTGTCATAGCCATTCGAGCGACATTGTCTACGATACTATTGTTAGTATTGCCTAAAATTCGCTCATAGAGCTGACTTGTCTCTTTGACTCTCTGGAAGTCTGTCTGATTAGTCTTTCCAGAAATCATTGAGGTGATTTCAGTAAATCGTCCATCTACTGCTGTTTTGTATTTGGCAATCTGAGTTGCAATCGAGCCATTTTGTGGATTCGTGATAGCTTCGAACTTACGTTCTAGACCTCTCACGTCTTCCTGATAGCTTGCCTTTCCTACGAAATCACGAGTGACCAATTCACGTACAGCAGTCGCTTGCTTAGCGCTCTCTTCTCGAGTGTATCTTCTCAATGCTTCTTGTCGCTGAACATCTTGGCTGACATAGGTTTCAACCGTCGCCAATTTAGCAGATAGACCTTCAGCAGTTTTCTGAAATTCAGACTTGGCAACGACAAGGTCAGTCTTGCCATCTTCCGGAGCAGGTCCTGCATCTATACGAGTAGAGCTTCTGGTCAATTCAACCTTGCGAAATGCTACATGACCAATCTCGTTATAGCCCAAAATAATCCGCCAAAAATCAAAATTATCAGGCTTTGTCAGCGCTGGTACAGTGACTTGATAAGTCTGCCAGCTAGATGTGAGAGTGAAATTACCAGGTATGATTTCAGGATTACCAGGTACTGTTCGATTAGCTCTTAATGACACCCAGACATTTGGAGAACCAGAGTAGCAAATTCCTTGAAACGAAAGTGTGTAGGTCTCTCCAACTTCCAACTCAAGAAGCGCTGTCGAATCATTCCTTGAAGCATGACTTCCTTCCTTTGAATGAATCTGCAGTTGTTTCCAGGTTTTCGTCGTCCCCTTAACATTGTATTCGCCATTTAAGATGGTCCAATCTTGTGGGCTACTGTCCCCTTGATTATATTTCCAAAGACCTCGTGAAAAGTCGTAATCTTCAGCGTAGTTCCGACCTCCAACCCTCATCTTAGCGAATGTCTGCGTAAACCCATCGATGCCCTGAGCAACCTCTGATTTCGTCGCAAATCCATTCATCTGGCCAGTCATGCGACTAAGAGCCTCTGTGGTCGTTCTGCGATATTCTGAGGCTTGATTGACCTCACTTGTGACAGTATGTTTCAAGGCATCCAAGTCACCCGACAGAGCCGTCTGAGCGTTCGTAGCCTGCGACTTAAACGCTTCAAGTTTAGCAACAGAATCCAACCCAATCCGCTTAGCTTCTTGAGCGAGTAAGCTGCTTGAGCCAGCATTTCGCAAGGCTTCTTCGGCTCTGCGCTTGATTTCTTGCAGAGGGCCATTGTTAAAACTATTGAAGCGCTGGTCAATCGTATCAGAGAGTTCTCTCTTAACTTCTTCAGCTCTGGTCTTGGCCAGCTCAATACCGTCAGAAATTTCCTGTCTAAGCAATCCAGCCTTATGATCAAAGTCTAAGTCTGCATTTTGAAGAGCCTTGTCAATGGCAACTTCTTGTGCAAAATCTGTCACACCAAGTATGGCATCCGCTGCGCTAGATAGTCCACCAGAAGCCCTGGAACCGCCAGTCCCTGCTTTGTCATCGAAAGTCAGGGAGATATACTCTTCTTTCAAGGCATCGAACTCGTAAGCGATAGCTTTCTTGAATGCATCGACATTGTGCTTCCAACTCTTGAGATTGACCGTGTCGCCCATATGGACCACTTGCCCATCAAGTCCGTAAGCTTCAATCTTGATAGCGTCAGAGACCTTGTCAATGCCCTCATTTGAGAACTTAGCCTGTGCCCACTTCTGCAACTCTTCAACAGTTTTTGCGTTGTTGTTCTTATACTCTTTTTCATTGATATAAGGATAAGAGTTGATAAGAGGGCTATCAACAGTCACTCTGATAGTCGTTTCTTTTTCAGCGCCTTCAGGCTTAAACGTCGATTTGGCATGGATTCTTGTGACAACATTTTGAATGTTTCTTGTACGTTGGTAGTCCTTCAGGTTCTTATGCGTTGTAATAACAACACCACGATTCTCACCACGACTCTTCTTCACTGTCAGAGCGAAATTATCACGAACCAACTCGCCTTCCCAAGTTCCGACGATACTATGCTTGCCGTCTAGCAATACAGAATACAGAGTTTCTGTTTCAGTCGTATTGAAGGTTCTACGGTCCTGGATATCACTGTTGAATGAGAAGTCCCCAAGAGCCGTTTTGGTATTTTGTACCATTCGAGAAAGAGCCATACTACAACTCTGACTAGTCACGCTCACCGGCGTGATAGACCGTTGCATCACATCATCTGAAATATGATAGGCTGTGATTTCCAGATGGTCATTGTGCTCAACAGGTTTCTTGATGCGAAATAGCTGCGCCCCTAAAACAGGAGTCGGAGCCTTTATCAGCATATCTTCCTGGATGAGCTGATAGATACCTGAGTCGGAAATAGGATATTTCACAGTTAAGGTGAAATCGCCATTCATGGTTTCTTTCACAATCGCCGAAGTCGCTTCATGAAGTGGCTCCCCGTTCCATCGAACAGTTCTCACATCTTTATTAAGTAGATAAAGCAATTATGCCCACCCCCAAACCGTCTCGACTTCAAGCGATTGAATACCTGGACCTAAAACAACACCAACATTCTTCACTTTCGCTGGATCAACTGTGATAAAATCCCCTGACCATTTCACTGGCTTCCCTGTTGTCGTTTTGAAGCTAGGATTGTCAGGATTATTGACCATCACAAGCGATTCTGAGAGCTTTTCAAGCCTAATGACCTGACCAGCGATTGTAAACGAAGTCTCAGAAGCGCTCTGACCAACGATTGTGATTTTAGGAAAGGCAAGAGCAGAACCTTGAACGGTCAAGGTCCCACTTCTTGTCAATCTCTGTGTATCGGTGCCTTTAAAGTATTTTGTAGGATGGCAAGTGAAGGTTGCTTTGGTCATATAAAGACCAGGTTGCACTTCCTCAAGGTCACTCACATTGACCTTATAGCACCAAAGACGAGTTGTTTTGACTCGCTCACTCTCTAGCCAGAACTTCTCACGGATAAACAGACTCATAAATTGGTTCATCTGTTCTTCAGTAGGTTTGACCAAGTAAATCGTATAAGTTTTCTTGACCAGTTCCCTATGCTTGTTTGTCTGAACGATTGCTCCACTGATACCACCATGCTCCAAAAGGGCTGTCTTGCTCTCTCCCAGAGCAATCGAAGGAGAATCATGGACAATGACCTTAAATGGAAAAGACGACGTCCTCACACCGTCAATCACAAGCTCATTATGTTTTACCATGCAACCCCTCCTCTCAATTGTGTTCTACGTTGCAATTCGTCAGCAATGCGCTGAGCCACCTCATCAGCAATCCGACTGATATCAGCTTCTTCTCTGACAGTATTGCCAGTAATAGTAATGTTGATGGTCGGTGAAGTTCCACCCATAGTCTGAGCGATGCCCCGACCGATGGCACCAAGTGTCTTATCATTAAGCGGTAATACTGCTTCATTCCCAGCTTCACCACCAACCATGAGGTTATTGCCGTTCATTCCAAAAATGGTCGGTTTCGTCATGATCCCGCCCTTGGCGTACCATTCGATACTGATGCTTGGAACACCTTGACTCAACCAATCTAATGGATTGGCCGAACCACTTACAGAGAAGTGAGGTAGTGGAATATGTGGCCAGCTGATACTGAAGTTGAACAATCCTTTGATGGCATTGATAGCCGTGCTGACAAGGTCCTTTGCCCCATTGATAGCACTACCGATGGAATTTTTTATACCATTCCAGACGCTAGATACTGTACTAGAAATGCCATTCATGATATTCCCAATTGTTGTGGAAATACCTTGCCATGCCGTTGAAATGATGCTTGAGATTGAAGAAATTACTGTTGAAACAATTGATTTAATCGCTTCCCAAATAACTGACATGGTATTTTTGATTGTTTCCCATGCTCCTGACCAATCCCCATTGATTACTTGCATGATAGCAGTAATGATGCCTTGAATGACTGTTATAGCAGTCTGTACGACTGTTTTAAGCACCTCCCAAACCATCGATACGCTTGTTTGCATATTCGTCCACATCGCTTCAAAATATGGAACAAGGTATTCCATAGCAACTTGAATAACAGTGGTAATGATGTTAATAGTCGTACTGATTATTGTAGAGATAGTGTCCCAAACAATCTTAAAGGTACTTTCAATAAGCGCCTGGTTCTCGTCTATCCATTCAGTGATCCCGCCAAAAACAGAAATAATAAAATCTGAAACATTCTGGATGGCTGTGCTGATTGCGGTTTGAATAGCACCCCAAACCGTGTTGACAATCTCCATAATCCATGTATGATTAGATTCCCACCAAGCAATCATCCCTCCAAAAACATCCTGAATAACCTTATCAATGCCAGTGATTGCTAAAGTTATCAAGTATGACATGATGTTCCAAACATAGCTAGCTGTTTTTAGAAGATCTTCTTGGTTAGTTTTCCACCAATTCGTTAAAATTCCCCAAACATCTTGAACTACTGTGCTGATCGCTTGAACTACTGTTAAGATAACTGTTGAAATGGCATTCCAGACAGTGCTCGCAATATTGTAAATCGTATCTTGATTTTTCTTCCACAAAGCTAACAGGGCAGCCCAAATCGTTTGAACGATTTCTAGTATAGAATTTATAGCTGATGAAATAGCGCTCTTGATACTTTCCCAAGTATTGATTACAAAATTCTTAAAGGTCTCATTGTTTTCCCACAATTCCTTTAAACCGATAATCAGAAGTGTTATGACGGCTACAACTCCCAAAACTGTTCCGATTATTGGAACAAATGATCCAATAAGTCCAAGAACTGTTGTTTCCATTGCAACCGCTGCAACCTGTAGGGCGAGAAAAATTGGTAGCAAGGCCCCTACAACCGCTAAAAGTCCAACAAATACAATGATTGCTTGTTTAATCGGAGCGGATAAGTTGCTGAACCAAGTTGCGACCTGGTTTACAATTTTCCCTAGTGTTTGAAAGACTGGTATCAACATTTCAAGAATCGGTTGGCCAATTACAGCAAGTGCGTTAGTTCCTGATTGCTTCAGGTTTCCCATCACGTTCTCGAGCCCGTCTGCTTCCCTCTGAGCCTGTCCAAGGGCTCCTGAAAGTTTATTCCCGTCTTCGACCATCTGAAGCAAAGTCAATTGCTTCTGAGCTTCGCTTAGGTCCTTAAATGATTTCCCGTACAATTTATTTGCAGCGGCATTTCTGGTCGTTTCCGTTGCAGAAATCCCAAGAGCCGCATCGTTTGCAAAGTTTCCTTTCAGAAAAGATTGTAGGCTTTCTGATACGCTCTCGATGGACTTGTCGTAAAAAGCTGCACCATCCGCCGCTGCCCTAGTTGCACGGGAAGTCAGGTCAAGTGCTTGCGCAGTGTCTAGTCCTGAAGTTTTTGCAAAGGAAGCCATCTGAGTGAATGAGCCTTGCAAACGCTCAGGCACAATGTCCATTTCTTGGCCAATAGCATTCAGTGATTCCCTTGCTTGAGCTTCCATGTCGCCAAAAACAGTTGTGAATTGTGCATTACTTGCTTGAATTTGAGCCGCTGCTTCAATAGATGAAGCCCCTACTTCTAAGATTTTTTGTGACAACTCTGCCAACTTCTCACTCGTTCGCTGAAGCGCTTCTGCTCGGATAGTGTTTGACATTGCTGTCATTCCGTCTTGAGCGTTATCAGCAGACGATTTAGTTTTGTTCATCTCATTGTTGAGATGATTTAATGCAGTCTTAGCTTGGTTCAGTTCAGACTCCATTTTATTGGCTTGTGTGGAATTTTCACCAAATTCTTTTTTGGTGAGCTCCAATTGTCTCTCTAAGTTTGAAATCTGCTTATTGACAATATCAGACTGGGCACCAATCTTTTTCTGGGCAAGAGCATTTCTCTCGGCTTCACTAGCATTTGAACCCAAAGCGCTTTCTTGCAGTTTAAATGAACTTGTCACCTTTTCCATCTCGGATGCTAGTTGGCTCTGTTCATTCTGCAAATTGTTTAGTTTACTGATATTGTTTTCTGTCGCTTGACCGTTTCCAGATAATGCCTGGTTCACACTTGCAAGCTTACCCTCATATCCTTTTAGGACGTTTTGAGTAACTTCGACTTCACGTTGGAAAGCACGGTACTGATCGGCACCGATATCGCCATTTTTGAATTGCTGTTCCACCTGAGACTGAGCTTGTCTCAAGGTTTCCAATTTCTCCTTAGTCGTCGAAACTTGCTTTTGCAAAACTTCTTGCTTCTGAGTCAGGAGCGTTACGTTCCCTGTATCAAACTTCAAGGCCTTGTCAATCTGTCTCAACTCCTGACTTGCATCAGTAGCAGCCTTATTGACATTTTTCAGGGCCTTCTGTAAGGGTTGCGTGTCCCCATCAATTTCAATTTTGATACCTTTGATATTTCCTGCCATATTTCCTCCTTTCTCAAAAATAGAAAAGCGCTGAGAGAACTTCTACGACTGATAATGCAGTCATGGTAAGGAACTTGACCTCAGAATCACTCTCTCAGCACTCATTTTTTTATTTAAAAACTGTCAAAATCAGCTTGCGTGGCCTTCCGTTCGCCACCTCTGTCCTCGCTCCGTAAATTCACATAATCCGTCTGATAATCCAGAGCCATTCCGATTGAAATGTGCTTTAGATCATCGATAGACAGACCAGTTTCTTTACAGCAGGACAGATAGGATTCTACTGTGAAGATTTCTTCGCTAGCTGATTCTGATTCATCTGGTGCTTTTTTGTCGTCATGCTCGCATTCAGCATTTCCATCAACACAGTCCCAACTTCCTGAATCGGAAAGACCTCCATTTCCATGAAGAATTGTTCATAAGGCTTGATGTGAGGATTTGCAGATTTAGCAAAGGTCCAAAAAAGACGGTTGAAAAAGGTCATATCAAACTCTTCTAGCATTGAAATGTCAATGTCAGTCGCTGTCAATTCTTTTTCAGCTTCTAGCTTGTTCAATTCATTCATGAATGATTGATTTTTCAACATTGAGAACAAATCTTGAAAATAATCTTTCCCAAATTGTTGCTTGTAGGCGATAGGAGTATAGCCATTAGTGCCCAACTCATACTCCTGATCACCAACCAAAACGATTTTACGCATAGATCTTCTCCTTAGGCTGCAACCGCAGTCGGTTCATACACTTTCTTGAACCAGTTGTCATAGATTTCCTTATTATCAGCTGATGTGATAGACCGTTTAACAACTGAATCAAGAGGACGAGGACTTGCTTTAAAGCCAAGTTCACGCTCATTGACATTTGTACCGTTCTTGGTTTTTGAACCATTGCCTGGACGGCTCGCTGAACAGTAGTAAAGGACGTGACGTGTTTTGTTCTTGTCCCCTGAAAATTCGAACATCAAGGCAAATGATGTGAATTCTGCATCAGCTTTTTCAGTCAAAACACCCGTCTGAGCATCTTTGATTTCACCCAAAATCTTAGTCGCAAACATTTCAATAATGTGAGAGATTTTGAATTTCCCATCATACCCTTCGTTTGAGTTCATGAAGTGATAATCGATATCGTCTGCTTTGATTGGTGTTGATTCACCCTTTGGATCCAATGTCAATTCCATTGCTCCAGGAAAACGGAAAATTTCATCGTAAGCAATCACTCCATCTGCACCAATTGATTTAATTGGCGCAACGTGAACATTTTTCAAACCAAAGGTTACTTTATTTTCTTGAGTCATGTCATTCCTCCTTAATATAGATAGACCGTATAAGACTTGACATAGAGTCTTTCAGTCTCGATAAATGTTTCTTCTTGAACATCGAAAAAGAGCTCGTGGGTTGTCCACAGCTCTTCCAGACGTTCTTCCAAATCTTCATCCTTACTCTCAAAAGCCAGCTCAACTGCCACGCTCTTAATCTGATGATTAACCGTGTTGTCAGCTGCATTGATGGCTGGACTCGATTCATAATAGACCAGGTAAGGTAAGTCAGGAGCGTTCCCAATTTTAAACGCTCGATAAGTGACAGGCAAGTTTGCCTGTTCCAAAATAGCAGCAAAGTCTGATAGCTTCATTTCCCAATCTCCTTGATACGCTTCTCAAAGTTCTGAATTGCTTTTTCTTCAGCTGGCTTGATGTGGACGATACCAGCGACACGACCACCATTTCTTGAAAGGTGTCCGTTCTCAAGTATGTGAGTAAGACTTGCAACTGCGTTGAAAACAACAAAAGAGCCATTGGCCAACTTCTTCTTTTTCCAACTTCTACGATACTTTCCGTATCGTTTCGGACTTGTCTCTTTTAACTCATCCACAGTCTCATCAGCCACTTGCTCTGCAATCTTATCCACTTCTTCAGTAACCTCATCAGAGTAAGCTGCAAGCTCTTTCGCTATCAAATCAGCAAGGTCAATACTCATTTCAAGACCTCTGACAAAGTCAACTCTAAAATTTCAGAATCGATAGGATAGGTTTTCAAGATACGATATTGCTTGCCTTCAAACTTCGCAAATTCTTGATTCTCATACTCAAAATTTCGAATCTCAACGACTAAGCTAGGTTTTAGGCCTGCCTGATTCGCCTGATAAAATTCAGAGCGAGTAACTTTTTTTTTACGACACAACAGAGTATCTTCAACATCTTCAGAGATTGGTTGTAGTAACTTATCCTTACCTGTTACTTTCCTGGAGATCAGTGTGATTTCATGATTCCACATTCTTGACCTCTTTCTTTGATGCTATCTGTAAATTATGTAGTCGCCACTGAAGGTGACGTGGCATATCCACCCCACCCTCGTAGCGATAAGCAGCGTAATCAACGATAAACATTTCATGATCAGCACGGTCACCGACAAGCTCAATACCGAGATTATCGGTCAATTCAGTAATGACACTTGAAATGATTTTTTCTAACGGCTTGTCTCTCAAGTGGGTTGAAATACCCAGCTTAAGCTTCAGCAATTCTAAAAGCTGACCTTCGTTCATGTTTACTCCTCAACTTCCTTAGCAGGCTCTTCAGCAGTTTCCTCAACTGTTTCTTCCTGTTCAACTGCGGGCTCTTCCTTCACTTCTTTTGTTTCAGGAGCTGGTTTCTTAGGTTCATCATCTCCCAAAACCTCAAGGAAGATAGAGCCAGCAGTATTGGCACCAGTCAAAAGGCCATTGGTAAAGCTATCTGTGGGCTCATACCCCTCGCGAGGAAAGATATCGCCAGCAGCATAGTCATGTTTTTCAGGATCAGCCAAGTCCTTGAAAGGACGAATTACTTTATAGCTCATACGCTACCTCCTTAAGCTACAGCATCAGTGTAGGTTCCAAAGAATCCAGCTTCTTCATCTACTTTCTTAATATCCCAACGAACAAAAAGCCCAAGCAATTGTCCGTAAATGTCATTGTTCACCCATTTAACGTATACTTGTTGACGGTCAAACTCTTTGACGAACTCAGTTACATCTCCGATAAAGAATTTCATTTCTCCTTCGTTTCCAAACACTGTGTCCTCTACTTTGTAGATTGTTTTCCCACCAAATGAATAGCCAGTAGGTGAAGCTACATTAGTTTGAAGCATGTAGTTCCCATCTTTGTCCTTCACCTTATCAAGTGCAGCAAACATTGACTTAGTTACAACGATGCTTGCTTTATAAATTGATTTAAGCTTCTTGTTGTAGATATCTTTAATACCATCAAATCCAGCCGCATCTGCTTGGGTAGCTGTTTTGAGGACAGCTGTAACTAATGACAATTCAGTGTTTTCACCTTGATTGAACACTTCGTCTTCAACAATGGACATGATGTCATAGTCTGCGTCGTCAATCATTTCTTGTGACACAGGGACATATCCACGGTAAGTCTTGATTGAATAATCAATCTCGCTGATTGCTGGTTTTCCGAGTTCTGGATTTGATTTCAATTCATCTGTTGAAACCATTACACCATCCGTTTTCTTGATAACTGGATATTTACCAGATCCACTGTTAACTTTCACACGTTCCACAAGATCCAAAAGTGGATTACGTGTTTTGTTAACAAAATGAGGTTTCAAAACTTCAGTAGGGATTAAAGCTGCGCTTCCTGAATCAGTAGTTTTCAAACCTACGATGTCATGAGTTTGACCAGTACGAATATATTTAGCAATTGCGTCACGTTGTTCCAATTTCTGTCCTCCACGTTTTTCTTGACTTGGGTAAGTCGGTGCTTTGCGATTTAGTTCTTCAACTTGATTTTTCAAATCTTCGATTTCTTTTTCAAGTTGTTTTTTTTCTGCTTCCTTTTCATCCAATTCTTTTTGGATGTCTTCCAGGCTCTTTTCGACAGCTGAAACTTCTTCATCAGTTCCAGCTTGCTCCAATTTCTTCGCTTCAAGCTCTGAGCGCTTGTTCAATTCTTTGATTGACTCTTCAAGCTCTACCACTTTGTCTGCTTTGTTGCGCATACGAGCGCCTAAAATCAATGATTTGTGCATAGGTTAAATTTCTCCTTAATTTCTTTTTTGCGCTTATCTAGCGCTTCACGATTGGCACGCTGTTGACTTTCAAAGTCTTTCTGTCGTGCAGCAATTTCCGTTTGTGGATAGGCTGGGAAAGTACATGGACTCACTTCAAAGATTTCTAGTTCTAGGATAGTGTCCAGGTACGAACCATCTGCTTGCTCTTCCGTATTGATTTTGATTGGGATGAAACCAAAGCTACATCCAATCACATCGCCACGCTGAACACGAGCATAGGCCCCAACAGCTTGCGGGTCATCCTTGTTGATGATGATATCACCGTAAAGTCCGATGTCATCAACTCCCAAAATGACTGTTCCGTTACCAGTACGACCAAGCACCAAACTATCATCATGGTTAAATAATGCCCTGATGTCAGCTCCTTTGATGGCTTTTTCAACACCCTCACGTTTGATTACCTCAAAGTAACCCGGCCATAATTCAGTAACTTCATCGAACTTGATAAAGTACCCGCTCAAAATCAAATCACCAGTTTCACTTTCTTCTCGTGTTTTGAACTGAGCAGTGCGATAGCTATTCCGTTTGTTCATTCTCTTCCTCACCCCCTTTCAGTTTCTTCTGGTCCCCAAGTCTGTCTTGCGGTAGATAATTTTCAAGAGCAAGGAGCTCATCCATATCAGGATCTGGTGGCATCCCAAGCCAATCCCTCCACTCATTTCGACGCATTGCCATGCTTTTAGTCATCTGTTCAGCAACTGAAGATAACTCTGTAATGTCATACGAATAAAGCGAGCGAGCATTAAGTTTGAAATACCGATTGTTTGAAACGAGTAAGTCTCTCGTTAAGGTCTGAGTGATCGTCGTAGCAATGCTCATGACCGTTGTATTGACAAAGTTGTTGTATTCTTCTTTGTCAAAGCTACCAACTCCCAAAATAAAAGCTGGAACTCCCAAAAGCCCAGCAACTGTTTTCTTGTCAATTTCAACAGATTCATTAATAGCGATATCTTTTAAGCTAAGCGGCTTAACCTGCTCTACACTCAACAAAGCATCAGGAATAATCCACGGCTCACCTGCCTGACTTGTTGCTAAATATTTCTTAGCAACCCTATCTCGTCCCTCTTGCGTGCCCAATTCTCCATCCGAAGAATCAACCTTAACAATCAGGCTAGGAACGTTCTTGCCATTCATAAAGCCTTTTTTGATTTGAGTAGCAAGGTTTAAATTCCTAACAATATCCCTCAGAGCAAGTCTGTAGCCAGTCCCTACAAATGGATTCTCTGGATCTGGGTTGATTACAAAATGCACGACTTCACTTGGATTGTAGTCGATACCACGATAATTCACGATATAACCAGTATCATCACTTTTGAAAGAGACCTCACTCATTGCGAATGGTCTCAAGTTCAAAATATAATCATTCACAGGGTCATACTCAACATGAAGAACTGAATTTCCGTCACCAAATAGCAACATGTCACGCACAATCTTGAAAATCCAAGTTTTGCGAGTCATATTGTCGCATGGGTTTACATCAATCTTTCGAGCCAGTCCGTCTTTTATTCGGATATCGCCTTTGTCGGTATTCTCCATCAAATGAATGGTCATATTTGATACCATGTCAGCAATCTTATTGACCGCAGCAATCACATCAGGATTTCGAGCCAGAGGAACGTAGCTATCACCGTCAATATAAAGACCAAAATCTGAATGAGTGATAACATTCGTTCCACTTCGACTCTTACCACGTTTCAAAATTCTATCTAAAAGCCCCATCTTTCCTCACCTCCTTTCTCTAATCAAAGAAGCTCATGACATTCTGATTCTTGCCAAGATTAGCAAGAGCCTGAATACAAGCAAAAACGCTGGCATCGAACAAGTCAATTCTTGCAGTACCACCATCACCATCTAATTTTTCATATTGCACAGCATCGTCCACCTTTTCAATCGCTCTAACATTACTCACGCAGTATTCATAAGCATCAGAATGAAGATAGTAAAATTCTTTATTCTTAACTTTGAACTCAATCCGTCTGAATCCCTCGGATTTCAGATAAAAAAGCTGAGGTTGGTCAATCATCTTGAACCGAGCTTGTTTCATCTTCGTCAGGAACTCACGACCAAACTTCCTATCCATTCCGACAGCAGCAATCTTGAATCCTTTCTCTCTCATCTTGATAAACCATTTGACAATATCATCATAGAGAACGGTCGGAGTATTGCTCATCGTCAGCCAGCCATCAGACTGCCACCCAAAGAGTGGAATCCCGTCATCATTGGCTTTCTTCTGAGCATTGACACGAGGAAAGAAAGCGTGTGTGATGCAAATATCAACATCTTTCTCACCATCATGGTAAACCCCATAAAGAGCAGCAGCAGTCAAGTCATGCAACCTTGACAAGTCAGCTCCACCATACCACTGGATAGGCAAGCGTGCCAATTCTTCCAAAGTCCAATCGTAACAACTGTCTGAAGCAATAAATTCATCAGGATTGAAATAAGCGTTCATCGAGTTTGTAAAGACATTCAAAGTCTTGTTGAAAAACTCATTTCTTGTCTGTGGATCGTTCATAGCCTGCTCAGCTTCAGCTCTCAAAGCAGGCATGGACACCGTGACACCCCAAGATGGATTTGCCATCTTCAAAACATTATCATCAAGATAGTCACCAACATCGCCATCCGTTGTCTGATTGGCTTTACAAATAAAGATAAATAAAGCCTCATCCTGTACCAACTGCTTGAGCACTTTCTGACAGTATTTCAAGCGGTTAGCAAGAAATCCAGTAGGAATATCACCAGCCGTTGAGATAACAAAAAGCATACTGTTTCGGTATGCTGACATTGTTTTCTTCATAAGACCATACTTCTTAGAGTTTCGCATGGTGTGAGCTTCATCAATAACTGTGACATTGCCATTGAGAGAGTCCAAACGGCTTTCATCGTTGGCCAAAGCCTGAATATAGAATGACCCATCATCTCCAAAATTAGCTGTGATAGAGTGTTCTTGATTATTGTCCTTGATACGAATAGATTTGTCATTCCATCGTTCCACGTTGAACTTGATGAAATTAAAGGCTTCCAGTGCTTGCTTGACAGAGTTGGCCACGATATAGCATTTTGAACCACTATCGGCATCCAAAATCTGATAAAGCAGAGCAATAGCAGCAGTAAAACTGGTCTTGCCGTTTTTCCGTGCCAGCATTATCAAGGCTTCCTTGAACCTACGCTCGTTCGTACCAGCGTGATAGAACCCAAAGAGATTGACAACAGTGAAATGTTGCCAAGGTTGCAAAATCAAAGGCTTGTTACGGATAGACATGGCAAACATGTCATCTCCTTGCTGATGAACAATTGAGTTCTCGATGAAGTGAACAGCAAAATCCACTATATCCTCATCAAGATCATATGCTGGATTTTCCAAATCCCTCAAAAAGCGTTCAGCAGCCAAAATCCGTTCTTCGTTATGTTCCTCTTGATAGCTCAGGACATAATCAACATAGGCTTTAGCTTTTCCAAGATTGGTTGTAGCGTGGCGAAAATCGGCAAAACGTTTTTCAAAGTCTTTATCCATCTTTCACTCGCTTCTTTTTCAGTTCATTCTTAAACTTCAGGACCTCAGTAAGAACTGACTCACCCTCTTGTTCTACTACCTCACCAAGCGACTTAGGATTCATCATCAACTGATTAGAGTAGCTGAGGATGTCTTTCCTCAAAATTTCCATCGCTGTCAAGATTGGAACTTTGCGCTCATTTTCAGCACCAGCCTTATTGACGTAGGTGTCTGTTACTGGATAACCCATGTCAGCATAATCTTGAGCAAGTTTCTGATACTGATAGAGCATTCCTGCAAAAATATCAATGATCATTTCGAACTCTTTACGATAAGTGCCCAAGTCTTTCATCTGCTTGACCACTTTTGACTTAATCGACTTTGCTGTAATTGGTTTAGCCAAAAAATACCTCCTTTCGTCAAAATCGCTTAGTTTTTACCCCCTTTTTGTTTGAAGGCCCTCGACTTGGAAAAAGTTCCCTTCACCGGTACCCTACTGGCCAAAATGATTTTTCAAAAAGAGGGGGGACTAAAAATTTTCATTTTTCATTTTTTAAAAAATTTAAAAATTCTTTTTTTCTTTTTTTCTGCCAGTACAATCCTTGATTGATTACTCTATCGTTCACTCTATCGTGAAATGTATTGTGTTTCTTATTCGTCAACGGTAAACAATTCCATTCAACAAATTCAAGCTCAGGATATTCAGACACAGGGAAGATATGATGTACCATTTCTGCTTGAACAGAAATTCCGTAACGCAAACTTTCTTGACAAAGATAGTCATGTCTACGCATTACTCTGTCACGGAACTTCTCCCACTTCTTAGACTTCAAGGTTGGTCTGATAGGTTTGTTATACATCTCAAACCTCCTTTCTCAATACTAAAAGGGACAGGTCAACGACCTATCCCCTCTCATACAAGAAATCTATGCTACCATAATAAACCTTTTTTTGTGAGACTTCAAGATGCCTTTTGTCTCATTTTATTTTGTTTATAAAATCATAGGCCAATACAAAAACAAATACGAGTGGTAAGAAAAGAAATATCAATCCATTCTCAACTAACTTTAATACATCACTTTTCCCCCAATCAAAAATAACGACTAAAAAAATTAAGGTTAAAAAATAGACAGCTAGATATCCTACAAATAATCCCAATGTTTCATCCTCCATCTAAACCAATTTTATCCCTCACTTTCACATATCTTATATTTTGTTAAACTCACTCTAAATCTCAAACCCTTACTAAGCATGGGTTTTAAAGAGTTTCATTTTTTCAGTTTATGCTTAACTCATTATGTGAAAGTAATATCTAAAAAAATTAAATGACAAAGTTCCGTAAAGCATCATCAAGCTCTGCTTGTTCTATTCCTATGTATCTCAAGGTTATTGCAGGTGATGAGTGATTGAACATTTTCTGTAATGTTCCTACGTCCTTTGTCTTGTTGTAATATTTATAGCCGAACGTCTTGCGCATTGTGTGTGTGCCAACATTATCAATGCCAAGTTCTTCAGCTGCTTCATGTATAATTTGATAGGCTCGCTCACGAGTGATTGCTTTATTCTGACCTTGCCTACTCTTGAATAAGAAATGATGAAATGGTTTGTCCTCGACATATCTCCTCATTTCTTTCTTGAGTTCTTTTGTCATCCGTCTTGTTATCTGCTTGCCAGTCTTCCGTTCTCTTAGTTTGATGTGCCAGCCTTGAACATCTTTAACTTTCAAGGTAAGTATATCTCCGACTCGCAAACCAGTATTCAGGCCTGTAATGAATAGCATATAATACATCTCATTCCACTCTTTGAGATAATCTTTCATTGCCTGAATGTCGTCATTATCTTTTATCGGCGATACAAATTCCATATTCTACCTCCTTTCCCAAAACAAAAAGCCAGCATTTGCTGACTCTTGACGATACTTCTGTTGGACAACTTTTCTGACTAGAATTAAGGATGACTCCTAAAGTGTGATGTGTGTTTTTGTTTCAGAAGTTCATGCTATCATAATAAACCTTTTTTTGTGAGACTTCAAGATGTCTTTTGTCTCATGTTTATTTATAGCTCACCTTTCAAAATAGCGTACTGCTCTAGGATAATCCTTCTACGTCGATAGATTGTAGCTTTGCTCATGAATTTCTGTTCTGCTATTTCTTCCCATCTCAGTTGAGGATATCTCCAGCGCAGATTAAAGATTTCCTTATCCTCATCAACTAGATTGATCAGGAGTTTGTTAATAATAGCTTTGAACCCTTCGAGAAATTTTAAGGTTGGATCATCCGCTATTCTGATTGCAATGGTTTCGGTAGGTTTGCTTATTCCTACGCTGGGCCCACTTTGAGAATCTGGATTTCGAGTTTCTAGTTCTAGCCTTCTCAAATCTATTGTCCGTTGAATGTTTTGAAATTTAAAAAGTTCTCTATCTAATGTTTTGAGGTCTTCGTCGCTTAATTTCTTCAATTCCTACCCCCTCGATATCTTCGTGACTGCTTCCACTTGATAATCTTACCGTCGTTATTGTTGTTGAAATAATCTGGCAATCTTGCTGTTGGACTTTCTTTATAGACAACTTTCTCAACGACCTGGACTCCAGGCATCATTTCATCATCTATCCACCCAACAAGCCACGCAGGGTTTACATCATAGGTTTTAGCAATCATTTCAATTTGCTTAATGGACGGATATCCACCTCGCTCGTACAAATGAATTGTGTTTTGGGAGACACCTGTATCTCTGGCCATATCTTTGACAGAGATACATAGGTCCTCTCTAAGTTCTTTCAATCTTAGCTTCATCTTGCTCTCCATTTCCTAGTATTAGCCTTTATGAACTCAGCCTGCTCTTGCATCTGCTTCCATTCGTAATCCATGATAATTTCAAGTTGATTATTACAAAGGGCTTTTAAGAAATCATTTTGAGCTTCTAGTTTCTCAATATCCTTATAGGCCCTTTCATACAGTTCATCTTCCAGAAATCTAATGCGCTCTGCCATTGCTTCCTGAATGATGATGTAATTTGGTTTCTTGTACTTTGTCATTACAATCTTACCTCATCTCCTATTTTGAGAGATTCATAGTTTGTTTGAGTAACTACGAATATTCCGTAATTTTGCACTGTGATAGTGTACATGTCGCCAATCTTCTACTTTTGTAAGACTCTGCCTTTGATTTCTGCGCCTTGATTGTCAGCTTTATAGACGATCATTGGGTGCTTTTCTTCTAGTTTTTTAATGTGGATACTCTGCCAGATATTTAATCCAGCAGACAATAAGATCCAGATAGCTATGAATCGTTTCAATCTGTGACCTCCTTACTCTTCTTCATCCATAATTTCATTAAACTGCTCTTCGTCAATAAGTCCACGGTCAATCATTGTTTGGACCGTCAATTCAATTTTTATCAATCTGTTCAATTCTTTGTTAGGCAACGTAGCCATAATAACTTCTTCCATCTACTCTACCTCCTCATTTTTTATTGATTCATACGCTCTTTTATAAGCATCCAAATATAGAAATACTATTTCAGACACTTTTTTACCAGCGAATTCAAGAGTCTCATAGTATTCTGAATCTTGTTCACTCAGGAATTCTCGAACAGTATCAGTAATGTGTTTGAATCCATACCGATCATCGAAATATTCAAATAGTTCATCAAAATAATATCGATCATTTTCGTCTAAGTCTTCATATCGCTTATTATCAAAGAAATACTCAAGAATAATTTTTTTAGCTTCCTCTTCATCATAAACAAAAAGATTACGACTAGATGCTTTGATTTTTTCGATAAAATATCCAGGGTTATTTGTAAAATCCTTATAGAAATCTTCCCAGTTACCCATATTGTTAAAATTTACTGCAACCAGCTCTCCAAAATCCCCTGTGATAGCTAATGATGAATTTTTCTTATCGAAAATATATCTTAGATTATACATTAGATTATATTCTGGACTATGATAATCAATGATTGTAATATCATCTAATTCGATTTTTTTAGCAATGTGCTTGTTGAAATAGTGTGCAAATGATTCCATCACTCCACCTCCTCCACTTCAAATAATGGACTATTAAATACTTCACCAAAACCAGAATATTCTAGTTCCTTTCGTGTAAATTTTTCGTTGTTTTTCCAATTGTTAAAAAAATGGAATCCAGTCTCTGTTTGATTTAGATAATCATTTGTATTTTTTAACTTGACTTTGTATTTTGGCTCTTTCTCGGCCTCATAGTCAGTCAACCACGCTCGAGCGAAAAGTTCTTGGTTGTTTTTGTCATTAAGCCATTTATTCACGAATTCGCTTTTTTTAGCGTAGAGATGGATTGTGTTACTATCTAGTGCATCACGCAAACTAAAATTTTTTAAAAGTTGGCATTTGAAAATCCAGTCATCCATAAAATTAGGTAGAAGCACTTTATTCAATTCTTGCCGAATCTTATCAGCATCCTTCAATTGATTACCAACCCATGATCCATCAAGTTTTCCTTGTTCGTAACCACTTCGGTATTTCATTAAACCATAGTCGTCCCCTAATTCTTTAAGGATGTCATTAAGCCATCTTGCCTGTGTTGTTAGGTCAAACCCTCTAATTCGACCAACAACATCCTTTAATTTGAATGGCAATGGTTCTGGCTCGTCCAAAGACCGTAAGTCTTTTAAAACCAAATCAACAGAGGTCATTTTTTTCTTGCTGGCTTTAAATTTTTCATAGCGTTCAATTAGTCCCTGTATGTTCATTCTCAAACTCCTCGCTTTCAATTTTTCTAATATCAACAACATCTTCAAAATGTTCCTTTAAACACCACTTATTTTTTATACACTCTCTAATAAAAATTGTTTTATACATACAGTGTTCTATATAAGCAATTGGAAATAATAAAGCAATGAATGGTGCACACGCAAGTAGAGACAAATAAATTGCTACTCTTCCAAATTTTGAATCAGCAATATACTCGTAAAACTCAATAGGCCCTTTTATTTTTCGCAAGTGCCTGATAAAAATAATATAATTTTTTCTTTTCATCCTTCACAACTCCCTAAAATGGCAACCCATCATCTGAAATATCCATTGGCTCGCCTTGGCCATAACTTGGTGGCATCTGGTTTTCCATGCTTGACTGGTTCGCAGAATTATCCTTTTTTTCAAGCGTTTGAAAGCTTTCAGCTACAACTGCCGTCACATAGACACGTTGTCCTTGCTGATTATCATAGCTACGAGTCTGGATGCGACCTGTGATTCCTACAAGAGCACCTTTTTAAAGCCAATTTGCAAAGTTTTCAGCTTGCTGACGCCACATGATGCAACTGATAAAATCAGCTTCACGATCACCTGCCTGATTCTTAAAATTGCGATTCACTGCCAAACTGAAAGTCGCAACTGCAACATTTGATGGTGTGTATTTCAACTCAGGGTCACGAGTCAAGCGACCTACCAAAACAACATTATTGATCATTTTTCTTTTCCTTTCCTGTCACACATTCCACAACTGAGTAACCGATAAAAAAGCACAGAAAAGTTATTCCAAATTCTTTAATAAATTCAATCATTTTCTTCTCCTCCCTCATTTTCTAAAACCACATCTTTTATAAAAGTGTTGCCAATTTCATAGTATTTGTATTCCTTAGCTGTCACTTCAAAACTTTCTTCAACTTGCTTATTCCCTGCATATCCTGAAACAACCAGGATATATCTTCTTTTAGTTCTTGTTGGTACAAGTACCGAACTTTTTCCAGACACCACGGGTATGAATGTTATGTGAGGTTCGTCAATGTACTTGTCTACAACCGTCCCACTCGAAATCTGATGACATGCTACGAGGAAGGATGCGAGTAAAACAACACATAGGATTTTTAAATATTTCACTCCTTGACCTCCAAAAATTCTGGGGTTTCAAATTTATTCCCAATTACTTCAAAATGAAAATAAGCAAGATATAGTGGACTCCATCCTGCCACTCTTTTCTGTAATTCATCTACAAATATGTAAATAAAACTTGCATAAGAGCCGTGCCATTTGATAACTGCTTTTCTACCTTTGTAATCGACTATATCCCCCTCAAAAATCTCCTTGCCATTTTTATCCAAAAGGCCTGTTGATTGCATTAGGTGAATGTCATTGTTCACAATCCATTCACCAGCAACAGAATCCTCATCAATAATCCAGATATCGCCATTTCCGACCATCACTTCGTCCGGTTGATACATACGATTTAATGAGCCGCCATCATACGCTCTGTACTTCGGTATCATGCTAAATCCTCCTTAAATAAACAAACTAGCTAACCATATCAAAAATGCACATGTAATGATTTTTGAAATACTACTTTTTACAGCATACGAATAATCCTCTTCAGATTCTTTTTTGCTAGATAGTACAGGCCAGATGAAAGATAGTAGTGCATCCATCCCTAATGCTTGCCAGACTGTAATTTTACCAACTGGAACGATCGTTGTGATAATTTCATTCCATCCGTACTGAACAACGAACGGAGATACAACGATTACAAATACCGCTCCTAAAACAATTCCTAGTTTTTTCATTTTATAAATCCTCCTCTTTGACGAACACCCCATCAATCATCTTACCTTTGCGGTCCTTGATGACTTCATAAGCTTCTTCTAAGCAACTTTCAGCTGTAGTGCCATTGCAAAATGAGACCGTACTGATCACACTGTCAAGAAACATCAAGTCTGCTTTGATTAAAGGAATCTGTGTCTCATTGTGACAGACATGAGCGTATAGCTTCTGAGCGATATTACCCAGACTAGAAACCATCAGTAGTAATTCAAGTTCCTGTTGATTGGCTGAAATCTGAGCGCCGTTCTTGATTTGTTGTTCAAGTCCAATCAAGACTACCTGGATGTCTCCAAGCGCATCATAGATCAATTCAGATTTATCTTTTGCGATACCTTCAAACAATTCTCCTGACTCTTCCATCAGCTTCAAGAACTGTTTGACTGGATTTGCTTCATGTAGATTTCTGTCAACAAACCACTGTTGAACCTTTTCTTCCAAATTCATTTTTGTATTCATCTTATTTTTCCTCCGTTTTCTTCGTAATCAAGTAATAGCAATCAATTGCTCCGTAGTCAATCCTGATGTTTTCTTCACTCATGCTTTTCCGAAAACGTGGATTGTTAATAGCGGAATAGCTGGCTTGATGTTTCTTTAATTCGTTGATTGCGCTATGTATATAGCCAAAACTCCCAATGAGTATCTTGCGGTGACCATTGTAAATGAAGTATAGATTTATCATCCCTTCACCTGAATCACATAAAAATTACCAAATGATCTAAGTGCCTTGGCCACCTGCATTGCAACCGCACGAGAAACAAACCGAATAGCTCCCCTCTCTTCTGAAAAAGAGATATCAATTCCAGTCACACCGATACTAGCAGACATTAAGTACGGTTTTTCTTCTTTTGTTCCATGTTTCAAAATAAACATCAGTTTCTTCCTTTCTCAAACCTTTCTAACATTTCTTTCTTCTTCTGCTCAAGGTCCTTCTTGGTCTCCTCACTCGTAGTATTCACATAGTTAGGTTGTGACCATTCAGGAACATTTGATTTTTGATTCCCTGACTGACCCTTTATTTTACTTTCTTTGTACGCTCGCTCACGTTCATCGACTGCTGCAATCGTCAAAACTCCATCGTTTTTCCAATTTGTCAAAATCGCTCTGACATAGCTAAAGTTCCTTTTACCATTATCAGCAGCAAGACCAATTGCTTTCAGAACAACTTTCGCTTCCATACCATCCAAAGTGATAAACTCTTTCAAGATTTCAAATTGAGTTCCATCCAACTGAGCAATACGAGATTGATATTCTTTGACGATGAGTGCGACTGGATTTTCATCTACATCTTTCTCTATCTCTGTATCTATATCTTTCTCTATCTCTATATCTCCGTTGCAAGTTGTTGCAATAGTGTTGCAATGCAACTCCTTCAATTCTCTATGTTTGCGACTTCTACGAGTGCTCGCAGTCTCACTACCTACCATCTCAGGAACTTGTTCTAAAAAATAATCCCTATCATTTTTTCTAGTCAGCAATCCCTTACTCTCCAAAAAAATCAAAGTGATTTTAATATCTTCAACATTCTCATCAATGACGAGAGCGATTTCTTCAGCTAGATTATCAGCAAGTCCATCATAGTAGATATGCCCACCATCTTCTAGACTAATTAACATCATTTTAAGATAGATGATGGTATGCGTATCGCCCCCTGCAATCTTACGAAGCAATTTCATTTCTTTAGACTTGAAAAAATCCTGAGCAAGTTGAATCCAGTAGTATCGCTTGTTTTTTACTACCATTACTCCCCTCCGTTTTAATCCACAAATGTTTCTTTTCGTGTCACGGGATCAATATCCACACGGCGACCTGTTTTAAAGTCGATAAACCCTTTTTCAACTTGTTGCGCTTGAAATTGAATCTTCTTTTTCTGTCTCATTGCCATTTTTAGCTTGATATTCATCATCAGCGATTCAATCAATACTACTGACACTACTGTGCATACTGCGATAATTTGTAAATTGTTCATGTTTTTTATCCTCTTTTTTGTGCTATAATATAGTCAAATAATTTTGCTAAGACCTTGTCCAGAAGCCTTTTAGTAAAGTTATTATAGTTGATTAGAGAGCCATTCCTTGATGGCTCTTTTTGACCATTTCTTACTAGGGAGTTCTTTTGGAAACCCCTTCATGTAACGATAATTGTTTGAAAATGTGTCATAGTTGATTCCTAGAAATTCGCAGGTAGTGCTCACGTCCATCAACTCTGGATAGTGGTCACTATCTTTTTCTATTTCAACCAACCTTGTGATCGTGTCCTTGATAATGGACTTAATCCATTCAGACAGTGAAAGTAGAACATTGTCCATCTTCTTCCCCTTTCTAGATGTCATCAAATGAGTTTAATTTCATGATTTTCATCTTAGTGTTTGTGCTTGGCTCCCACGTCATCCAGTAAGCAAAGGCAGCTTCTGCAAACTTTTTCGGTAGCAAGTCATAGCGACTAATGTTGAAGTGGTCTTTAAAGTCAATCTCGGCTTGTCTAAATACTGACTGAGCGAAAGTCTTATCCGCATAAGCTGGACTATCAATACCACCAAGACAAGCAACAACACGAGCTTTACGCTTCTTCAGTAGCGACTGAGCGTAGCTTGGATGAATTGGTTGCTCACTCTTGAGATAGTCAATATCTTCCAGCATAGTAGCCTGTTGCTCACGCAATTTCTTCTGTCCAGTAAATAAAGCAATAAAGGCATCCTCGTCTAGGTCCTCACGGATAAAACCACCCTGCTTACGAATAGCTGGCAAGACCTCTGATGTCACCCATCGTTTAAATTCTTTAGCTTGTGGAAGCTTACTTGAAAGAATGAGAGAGTAGAGCCCAGATTCGTTAATGATAATGGTATTTTGTGTTCGACCTAAATTGTCGGTGAGTCCGTATTTCACGGAGTCATCTTCATCAACGTGCCGAGAAATTGCGTCCAGTGGTTTAGCATATCTTAAGATATCTGCAACATCCTTCCCGACAAACCACGGCTCGTCATCAATTGTCAAAGTACGGACTTCCTGCCCGTGAAAATTAAAAATTTCGTTCATAGTATTCCTTTCTAAATTTGGTATAATAAAATAAAAACGATTGGAGAAATCTTATGCAAATAAAAGTGGACGTGGCTTATTCAAAATCAAAAGTAGTCAATGTAAACGACTTTTGTCCTAACTGTAAGAGACCAACAAATCCTCATTTAGTTCATTCTTCGTATTTTGAACTTAGCGACTCCGAAAATAGTGTAGTGCTAACAATTAGATGCCTTGGCTGTAAACATTTTTGGATAGAAGAATTTGTAGCAACAAAATATTCAACCGGTAATTATTCTTCCGATTATGATTACAAGATAGAGCATATTAAAGTCTCTCCAAAACTCCCTACCGATATCCCAATATCAGACGATGTAGAGATAGTTTCTCCAATTGGTAAGCAAATCTATGTCCAAGCGCTGAAAGCTGAACATGAACAACTAGACCACATTGCAGGTATCGGATATCGAAAGGCACTTGAGTTCTTTGTTAAAGATTTCTCTATTGTTACAAATCCTGATGATGAAGAAAAAATCATTAAAATGTCATTAAAACAAGTTATTGAAAAATACATCAAGGATGAAGATCTTAAAACATTTGCACTAGCATCTGCTTATATCGGTAATGACGAAGGCCATTACTATAGAAATAATCCCGATAAAGATTTTACACATCTAAAGAACTACCTCCACGGAGTTATTCACTACATGGAAATGAAACTCAATTTTCTTGATGCTCAAGAACTTGTGAATCGTTCAAAGAAATCTTAGAATCTACTTCATCCAACTTTTCAGCTATATAGGTCACGGTCCTCAATATCTCATTGAGGGCTGTTCTTTCTAGTTCGTTCATAGTAATCCTTTCTAAGTAAAGACTTCTAAAAAATCATAAATTAAATTTCTTTCTAACTCTTTCTATCTCCTCCTCTTGTCTCTTCTTGTATTCATCGATGCGCTTTTTTCTATCTATTTTGCTAGCGTAGTATGTAGCAAAGCCAATGATAAGATTGATTATGACAGCAAAGTAAAACCATACTAGTTCATTCATAGTCCTCTCCTCTAGCACCTAATTGTCATGATTAGGTGTTTTTTGTTGCATAGCACGTTTTCTGATAGCTTTCCCCAAACAATCAGCTAGGTGAATCATGTTTGGAATCTTGCTTCCCTTAATGCAATAAACAGCACCCAAAGCTTCATAGTAGGTTTCTGTGTGTTCCAAAATATCATCAATCATATTTTCAAAATGTTTCTCAATGATTTCTTTGATGACATCATTATCTTGTCTTGTATTGTTCATTTCTTACTCCTCAAATTTTTCCCAAGGCTCGTTAATTCGTAACTTTTTATTGATGCGAAGTTTCAAGTCGTCGCTCCCTTTTCCATCTTTAAGCAATTGTGTGATGGTTGATGGACTAACACCTACAACGATAGCCAAATCCGTCTGTGACCACCCACGTTTTTCAATTCGCTCTTTTACAAGCTCAATCCATTTAAGATGTTGTTGGCTCATATATTTCTCCTTTCTGCTATAATAGTTTTAAAAAATAATTATGAGGTGGAACAATGAAGCTGAACCCTGACTGCATTCGTGACCTATTGCTTGATATCGAAGCAAAATCTACATTTGATAATGTTGTGATTTACAGCGAAGAAAAGGACGAACCTTTATTTAATAAATATGGAGTGGATACGATTTTTTACCATATTCGTCAAGCGGATTACGCAGGATTTTTTATTGGAGAAGTAACTTATACTTTTGATTTATCCGCAATTATTATCGACTTGTCTCCAGAAGCACATGAGTTCCTAGCTAACATTAGACAAGATACAAATTGGAATAAGACTAAGAGCATAGCTTCAAAAGTAGGTTCATTTTCATTGAATGTTTTAAAAGACATCTCTATAGAAGTCATTTCAAAAGTTATTTCAGACCAACTCAACAAGTAAAGTGACTTTTAGTTCAGAAAATTTTGGCGTTGTTTCTAGACTTTTCAATTCATAACTTTTTACCCCTTTTAATTCCTTGGAATCCAAAATCAATTTATTGTCACGTAAGGACAATCTACTTAATCGTGGCCTTTCTGTGCTTCTTTTAGTAACATACGGCCAATGTTTTGGTCTTGGCATCTGCTATTCCTCCTTTCTATCAAATCTATAAGTTAAAGAGTTAGTAAATTATTTTATAAAATACTTGACAAAATTAATGTATAGTATTAAAATGAAAGCATAATTAAAAACCTTGATAAAACCTTATATCTATCAATTTACTCGCTCGCCAAAGCTATTTAATTTTAGATAAGTTTTAACTTCGTTTTTTACTAACTCATTAACTTACAAAAACTATTTTAATACTTCGCATTAACTTTGTCAAGTGTTTTAATGAGAAATATTAAATATTTTTTGTCATGTTCTCAGAAAGGTTGAAAAATCAATGTTTCAGACATTTGACAGAATTAAAGAACTTGCCAAAAAGCAAGGACTTTCAATAAATTCATTGGAAGAAAAACTTGGTTACAGTAGAAATACCATTTATAATTTAAAAAATTCAAAACCATCTACTGAACGAATTTCAGAAATAGCTGACTACTTCAACGTGTCCACAGACTACCTGCTCGGTCGTACAGATAATCCAGTTATAGCTGGAGATAAGGTCGCAAAGGCAGAAATAGACCTCAAAAAAGACGCAGCAGAAAGTTTCTTTTACGATGGGCACGAACTTAACGACGAAGATTTTGATCTTATCTCCTCGCTACTAGAAGCTCGTATTAGAAATAGAAAGTAATACTTACCTATGACAACACCCGAACAAGTCTGTTCTGAACAAGGTATCGATCTAGTTTATTTTGATGGTAGAGGTTCACACAATAAAGGGCTTTACAACCAACCTCACAATCTCATAGCGGTAGACACTTACCTAGATGATATCGAGAAAAAGAAAGTCATCTATCACGAGATAGGACACAAAGAGCACGACCCTGAACAATACAAACGAAGACGAGAAGAATACGAACTCCAAGCAGATAGAAACATGATACACTATCTGCTAAAAGAAGAACTTGAAATGATGGATGATTTCACTGATTTTAACTACCTCCACTTCATGGAGAAATATGACCTCAAAACCATGACCAATGAAATCATGGTAAAAGAGGAGTATTCGGCATTGATGGAATGAAAGTAATATTGTAGAAGCTTGTATAGAGGTAAAAATATGCAAAAGACTGTTGAAAAAATATTATTCAGAGTCGCCGGAGTGACGAAATATAAAAAAGCAGTAAAAGAAGCTTGTAAAATGATTGCTGAAGACAATGGAATTCCAGAGTATTCAAAATACTATGGCGATTTATCAGCTAAGGAAATCAGAGAAGAAGTTGAAGAATACGGTCTAAAAGTCTTTAAGTATCGAGATTTAGATATTTTTAACATTGAACTCATTCCAGAAACGGATAATAAATACGATCCCAATACTATAAAAGTTTTGATTTTTGATAATCATGTAGGATACGTCCCTGCAACAGTCGCTAAATCTATCCGTAAATATTTTGATGATGAAAGATATCATTTCCTAATAGAATGTGAGATAAAAGGCGGTCCATATAAAGAATGGGACGAGTATGAAGAAAAAGTTGTCACAAATAATGATTTGGATGTTGGTTTTGAAATTTACCTTACCATTGTTGATTCTTCACAAAAAGGAGTAATTCAGAGCGAATCATCTGAGATAATTGATGATAACATTTCCAATAAAGAAGTTACGGAAACTGAAGCTATTGAAACTAAAACAACTGAAGCTGAACATATTGAACAAAATATTGTTAGTGACAGTTTCGCTGATATAGTAAATGATATTAATCTTTCAGAAACATCTCCTAAGAAAAAACTTCATGCAAATAAAATCGTATTTTCAGCACTGTATATTTTCTTAGTTTTTTTTGGAGTTGTTGGTATTCCAATCGCTCCATTCCTTGCAGGCCCTTTGACAGCTTGGAGTTTGTATAAACTATACAAACTATTTAGAAAATAAAAAAGCCCCACAATCTCCCTCGCCAAAGTTTGATTGTGAAGCTTACCCTTATAAAAAATCAGCCATTAAAAAGGCCTATTTTCTATACCCTATTTTACACCATGAAAGGGGTGATGTCAATATTCTCAATGTTTAGACCTTGTCCAGAAGCCGATAAACAAGGAGAATACAATGAAATATAATAAAACAAAATACCCAAATATCTATTACTATGAGACTGCTAAAGGCAAGCGTTACTATGTCAGACGTTCTTTTTTCTTCCGAGGTAAAAAAAGAGAAAAAAGTAAAAGTGGTTTCACAACTCTCCCTCAAGCTCGTGCAGCCTTGACAGAGATTGAGCAACAAATCCAAGAACAAGAATTAGGTATCAATACGAATCTGACTCTCGATCAGTATTGGGATATCTATTCTGAAAAGAGATTGTCAACAGGGCGCTGGAATGACACTTCCTACTACCTCAATGACAATCTCTATAAGAACCATATCAAACCAAAGTTTGGTTCTGTCCTGCTTAAAAATTTGGATAGAAATGAGTATGAACTCTTTATCGCTGAAAAGTTGCAGAACCATACCAGATACACTGTTCAAACACTCAACTCCAGTTTTATGGCATTGCTGAATGATGCTGTGAAAAATGGGAATCTGTTCTCAAATCGCTTGAAAGGTGTCTTTATTGGCCAGAGTGATATCCCTGCTGCTAACAAGAAAGTGACTCTCAAAGAGTTTAAGACTTGGATAGCAAAGGCAGAAGAGATTATGCCAAAACAGTTCTACGCTCTGACCTATCTTACTATCTTTGGATTGAGACGAGGAGAAGTCTTTGGTTTGCGTCCAATGGATGTGACTCAGAACGACAGCGGACGGGCTCTACTGCATCTTAGAGATAGTCGAAGCAACCAGACCTTGAAAGGGAAAGGAGGGCTTAAAACGAAGGATTCAGAGCGATACGTCTGCCTTGATGATATCGGAACGGACCTTATCTATTATCTGATAGCTGAAGCTTCTAAGATTAAGCGAAAGTTAGGAATTATCAAGGAACAGCACAAGGATTATATCACTATCAATGAGAAAGGTGGCCTCATCAATCCAAACCAGTTAAATAGAAACTTCAATCTAGTGAATGAAGCGACAGGATTGCATGTAACACCTCACATGATGCGCCACTTCTTCACAACTCAAAGCATTATTGCAGGGGTTCCGCTTGAACAATTAAGCCAGGCGCTGGGCCATACAAAGGTTTATATGACGGATCGTTATAACCAAGTTGAGGACGAACTTGCTGAAGCGACAACAGACCTATTTCTTAGTCATATTCGCTAAAAAAATCCCCGCCAAAATCTCAAAAAGTCCCCGCCAATTCCCCGACCAAAATCCGAAAAATATCGAAAAATTATTTTTAGAATAGTCCCAAAAAGCCTGAAATAGAGGCAAAAAACTCCACCTGATTGGGTGGAGTTAAGGGAGATTATTATGAAAAAGATAAAAAACCAGGGACGCTCAATCAATTAACGGGACGATTTGCTTTTATTTTTCAAATAGAACAATACAACAACTACTTACTTTATAAAAAATCCCTGATACAAAATAATCTAGATTCACAAAAATATTTATTAGGAAGAGATTCATCAAAAAAATCTGAATCGAAATATTATTGGAAGTATATCTTTTATAATAAAGATTTACAAAAAGAATTATTCTATAATAAAAAACATAATACATATAATTTACCAACAGAGTTCTACAGTATCCCAGAAAACGAAAAAGAAGTTTATATGTCTTTATTTAATTCCAAAGAAAAAGAATATAAAAAATTTTTGTTTTATAAATATTTTTTTGGGAATGACAAACCTATAATTATAACAGAGGGAAAAACTGATCCACGATATATTAAAGCGGCTTTAAAAAAACTCTATCAAAAGTATCCAAAACTTATTGAAAAAGATGGTAATAAGTTTACATTTAAAATTGAATTTCTAAATCATACTAATACAATAGAGTATCTTTTTAATGTTCCAGAAGGAGGAGAAGGTTTTAAATATTGGTATAATTATTTTTCTAATCAAATACCTCCAAATTTTTTTAAGCAGTATTTTCCTACAAAAGACGATGGAAAAGATATCTACAAGGAACTATATCCTAATTATATGGAGTATTTTTCTAAATTAACATCAAGAAAACCTAAAAATCCTACTATTTTTTTATTTGATAATGAACCTTTGGGTAATCCCCTTTTTAAATTTTGTAACCATGCTGTTGATTTAAAAGTTAGTAGCAATAATCTAGATCAAGTTAGAGGTACATCATCTAAAATGCTTGCAAAAAAGGGGAGTTTATACATAATGGCAACGCCGTTATTATCCAATAGAAATAATGGAAAGTCCTCTGATATTGAAGATCTATTATTGTCACGTAATTTGCCACCTATTTTAAAAGGGAAAACATTCTCCAAGAATGGTGGTGATAATCATTATGGAAAAGAAATTTTTTCAAAGTATGTTCTGAAAAATTATAAAGAATTCGATTTTACTGAGTTTATCCCTTTGCTAGACGGCATAAGAGATAATATCCTAGATTATACATCATGA